CTTGAGGTTCGGCGCTGCCATGAATTAGTTGCCCCACCATTCAACATAGGCTAGCGATTCCCAGCCATATAGCTGCACAGACATGTCGGCCCAGTAATCGCTAGCTGCCGTGCCGCCGGTTGCTGTACCGCCTGCCAGGGAGAGTGTGATGCTCTCGTCGAGGCCGACCGCACTGCCATCCACTCCGGGAATCCCTGCATCTAGGGAGAATGCAACGCTGGCAATGATGCCATTAGCCGCGCCGATGCTGGCAGTGATCGACTCATCCAAGCCGGGAACAACAAAGCCCTCAGCATCTAGCGTCAGCGTGATCGTCTGCTGCAGTCCATTGGCAGCGGCGGCGGCACCACCGGCAAGTGTGCAGCGAACAAACAGCTCTATGCCGCTGGCAAATGCGCCATCAGGCGGCACGGTTTCAAGCGCCAGCTCGACGTTGTAACGTCCGCAGTAAACGTCATCCACGGATGGCGGGTCCGTGTAGCGCCAGCGGTAACTGGTCAGTTCGTAGTCGCTGATGGTGGTGACACCGCTCCAGATGCTGGACGGCAGGGTAAAGCTCTCAAAGCTGCCGAACTGGCCTTGGTAGTGGCTGAGGATGCTGAGCATGTCAGCTTCAGCCAGGGCAATAAAGCTCAGCCGCACTGAGCTGCTGAGCATCACGTTGCTGTGACGCACGCGATTCTGGAATCCGTTGTAAGGAGTAAACGGCGTGTGCGGATACTCGCCTGGCGTGAAGGCGCGGGTGGCGGGTGTTAGCGCAGGGAACGTGGCCATTGTTTATGGGTAAATCTGCACGTTGGTGGCATTGTCATAAATGGCTGTAACCCTTAGTAGAACGCCAGGGTAGGTTCCAACCAGGTTGGTAGCACACGCAAGACCGCCACCGGGCCAAATAGGGTCAAGTAATCCAACGCAACCACTGCCGACAGAACTGTTGTCCCAATGGGGAACGCCGATAGAGACGTATGCAATGAGACGCCAGGTGTAGTTACCGGGTGTTGCAAGATCATCGGAGTACAGTTCGCTGTAGTATTTGTAGTTTTTAGGTGCTGCATTAGCTACAGTTGTGCTGCCATAAGTAGAGCCGTTAAAGCACTTGACTACAGATGTGTATGTGCCTTGGCCTTCAATGCCGATAACAAGTATCCCAGCGGTTGCTCCGCTGGTTAGCCATGTCGGCATTTTTTGCCCTGGCTCTGCCACGTAGCTGATGGGATTGCCCGAAGTGTCAAAGGTAATGGTGGCCAGCTTTACGCCATCTTTATACCAAGTAATTGACTCAGTTTGGTTTATGCCACACGGGCCGTAAGCGCCCTCGTACGGATACAATGCGCTACCTACACCAACGGGCTGCCCCGCCGGGAATACTGAGTGAGGTAGATACTCGGCGCCTGCCACATCCAACCCATCGTCAGTGTTGCCAGTGTCGCCAGTCGGCGCTGAATCATCAAAGCCCAGACCGCCACCGCTTGGTGATAGCTCCAGCGGGTCAGCGCCATCGGCGGCTGTAAACGTCTCAGCCGGGATGGTGTTGTCGCTGCTGGAGTTCACATCACAGCTCACGCCGGTGCGGCCGCTTGGCAGGATGATGCCGGTGCCGACAGCAGCAGCCACATCCAATGCGATCAGGCTGCGGCCTTGGTCGTCGATTGGGAAGTGTGTGGCCTCATAGCTCACATCACCCGCCAGTGTCTTGGTGATCCGCTCCACTTGGTACAGGTAGTCATGCACTGAGTTGGCGTAGGTGGTGTTGTCACGCGCCAGCTGCACGCGGATGATGTCGCCAGCGCTGATGAGCGTGTTGTGCTCCTGCGGCCGTGCTGCGAACCTGATGGTGTGCGTGGTGTAAAGCCGCTTGGCCAGGATGTAGGCGCCAACCTTTACCGCGTGATCCTCGCTGGTGCAGAACGTCGAGAGATCATGCGACTCATACGGCCCGGTCTCGGCGGTGCCGCTGTAACGCACCTCAGCGGTGCGGATGATGCCGATGTCGCTCTCTAGCTGCTGGCGCCAGATCACCTGCACCACGAACGGCTGCCTGTCCGCCAGTGACAGATAGTTGATCTCTAGCGTGCCGGGCAGCACGGTGTCTTCAGTGAAGGTGTACTCCGCCGTGATTGCCGTGGTCTTGATGGCGCCGCCGGCAGTCACCGGCAGCAGCGGCCGCAGCCCGCGCTTGCCACCTGCACTGCTCTCGGCCAGTAGGAAGTAAGGCGCCAGCCTGGCGGCCAGATCGGAGTAGTTGGTGCTTTCGCGGATCTCGATGTTGCAGGTGAAGCCGTTCACCTCTAGGAACGTGGCTGCTGCCAGCAGCGCGGTGTTGTCGATCATCGCCGCCGGCACCCTGCTGGTATTGACCAGCAGCCACTTCACTAGGTCCGCGAAGTTGTCGCTGGGGCCGGTCACGCTGTCGTAGATCCGGGTGACGGCCATGCCACCACGGATGAACAGATGCACCTGGCGGTTGTACTGATCGAAGCCATCCGGGATGGTGACGTTAAAGCTGAGCGTGCTGATGTCCGGGTAGCTGCCGACCGTGCCGCAGAAGAACGGCGCCTCGGGCAAATCCTTACCGGCACGCTGCACCAGGAAGTTGCCAGGTGTCCAGGTGCCAGCCCTGCGGTCGTAGGTCTGCGTGTGAGCGCCAACGCGGCAGGCACGCTGAAAGACATCCTTTACCGGGATGCTGTCGAGCTGGCCCTCGCTCAGCACCAGCATGTAGTAGGCGGTGACGTTGTTGCTGGCGTCATTCTCAAAGCGTGCTTCGGTGGCGCCGGGACTGATCAAGATGCCACCTTTGCTGTTGCGGAATCGGGCGAACACGATCGGCACCGGCTCGCCAATCTGCGCGAACCGCTGCGGGCTATCCAGCTCTGTGGTGCCCTGCGCGGCGGTTGCATCAGCTGGTGCATTGATCTGACCGGCCTGGATGGCCAGCAGTGCCAGTGGATCGCTGGAGGAAAGGAAGCTCACTGCCTGATGCCCTGCCCCATGATCGCCAATGTCAACCGGCGCGGCGGCACTTGCGCTCCAACGGGAGACAATGCCGAGCCGAGTTGTATGGTCAGGCTAGTCAATCCGCCATTGCCGCCAACCACTTGGCCGGTGTATGCAGCCACCAGTTCTTGCCCAGCTTGCGGTGTGTTGTTGCCCAGGGTGGAATCGAACTGGTAGATGCTGAGATCCACCAGGCGGCCATCGCTGATGGCAGCGAGGAACGCATCCAACACCAGGCCAGTTGCTGCAGCGGTGACGGATACTGACTGCTCAGTGCCACTGCTGCCGGCGGTGATGCCATCAGCGATGAACGGCACGTAGTTCCAGCTGGCGCTCGACCATGTGACGCTGGTGTTGGCGTAGTAGCTCTGCCACCGCTGGTAGGTAACACCAGCGGTGTCATAGATGCGGAGGTATTGGCTTTGCGCTCTCATCAGGCCATACCCAGCGCGATGCGTGCAGACGGTGTACGCAGCCGGCCGATCACGCCTTCAGCGGTCAACCGCATGGCGCGTTCCATGTCGGCCACTGTGACGTAGCGCTGGCCGTCGAACTCCATCACCGGGCCGGTGGTGATGTTGATTGTCGGGGTGCCACCGCCTGATGCAGCACCTGCCAGCACTGCGCCACCACGGGCGCCTGCTAGGAAGTTGCTACTGGCCGCGGCCATCTTGGATTCAGGCACCACATATTCGCGCTCGCCGCCTTCGCCCACCATCGCCAGTGTTGGTCGATTGACAACGCCGCCTTCTGCAAAGGCCGGCACTGTGAGTTGCGGAATCAACGGGATGTCGGGCGCCGGCAGTCGATTGAATGCCCTGATCAGCACATTGATCAATCCTGCCGCAAAGTTCACGCGGTCCGCCAGATATTGCAGCACGCTACGAAAGACATTCTTGATCGTGCCAACTACTGCCTCAAATGCTTTGCCGATCGCGCTGCCGATCTTGCTAAAGATCGCCACTGCGCCATCGTAGAGACCCTTGAAGAATCCAAGGATGGGCTTCACGTAGTAATCCATGTAAGCCTGCGCGCCAGCCTTTAATAGATCGCCGATCGTATTAAAGGCTCCACCAATGAAATTCACCACAGCATTGAACGCTGCACCGATCTGATCGCGGAATGCGTAGATCGCAACGCCAGCTGCAACCAGCAGTGCAACGATGCCAACCGGGCCAGTGATCAGCACAATGAACGCCGTGGCAATGCCAGCGATGATGCTGCCTGCGCTGGCTAATGCGCCGCCTGCCGCGAACAGGCCAGCAATCGCGCTGCCGATCGAGATGATGGCCGAGATAGCTGGTGCCAATGCAACCAGTGCTGTGAGTAATCCGCCAATCACCAGCAGCGTGGCCTGCACCGGCTGTGGCAGTGCCGTGAATGCTTTGATGATGCCGACAATCCCCTGCGCGATGCTTGTGATTGCAGGCAGCAGTGCTGTGACTGCCTCGTTGAATGGTCCGCTCAGGCTGCGGCCGATTGCATTCAATGAATCATTGAACTCATCAGCTGACTTCGCCATGTCGCCAGAGATCGTGGCTTGATATTGCTCAAGCGCGGCGCGACCTTGATTCAACATTGGAATCAGCTCAACGCCAGACTTGCCGAATAGCTGCATCGCCAACGCAGACTTCTCAGCGCCGTCTGGCATCTTGGCGAAACGATCGGAGATCTCAAGCATTACAGCATCAAGGCTGCGAACCTTGCCCTGTGCATCTCTGGTGGCAACACCGATGCCGGAAAGCGCCTTGCTGGCGGCAGAGCTTGGATCGGTGATGCGTTTGGCAAGTTGCCCCATGCCCTTGGCGACACCTTCAATACTGCTGCCGCTATCTTCTGCCGCTTGTCCAAACCTGCTCAATGATTCCACGGCCACGCCAGTGCGTTGGCTCATGTCATTCAGATTGTCTGCTGCATCAATCGAACCTTTGGCGATTGCCGTCAACCCGGCAACAGCGCCAACCGGCACCAATGCGCCCATTAGTCCGCCGATGCCCTTGGCGGCTTGACCCATGCGGCCGAGCCCGCCGCCCGTCGCTCCGGCTTGCTTATTCAGATTGCCAAGACTGCGGCTAAGGCCGTCGATCTCGCCCTGGCCTTGAACGTTTGCCTTGACCTTAAGGATCGCGTCAAGCTTCACGGCTCACCAATCGCAGGATTTCAGCCTCGATGATCTGCAGATCGCTCAGCATCGCAGATTCATCCGCCACTGACCGCAGTCTAAACAGCCACGCCACTGCGCCATAGTCCAACCCGATCAGGCCGCCAGGGCCGGTGCGCCATTGCGTCTGGCAGTCGAGGAACACCATCAGCGCAGGCCACGCATCAGGCTCAACCTCGAAGTGCTCAGGCTGGCCGGGCTCGAACCCAACCACGCCAAGCACCGCGGCATCGTCTGCGGTTTTGTCGATCACGCCGCCCTTGACCCAATGCTGGGCGGCGTCCTTCAGTTTTTTGCTTTGTTGCCGGTGACGCTCTCGAAGTACGCCACGACAATGGCGCTGGCGACTGCCGGGATGTTCAGCAGCTCAGCCTTGCTGGCTGCAGTGAACGGCAGATCCTCGCCGTCCTCATCCTGCACATTGCTCCAGCCGGCCAGTACCTCATCAGCTACCGATTGGTCGGTCAGCTCAATGCCATCATCGCCGCGCTGCTTTGCCCTGAACAGGTCTTGGATCTCATTGATCCGCGTCTGCGCCAGTCGGTTGAACCGCGCATCAAAGGTCTGCTTCTCGTATCGCCCGCCATCAATCGGTAGGCGCAACACCACCGGCCACTCATAGGTGGCCGATTTCTTCAGGACAAATGCCATGCAGGATCAGGAGAAGGTGATCGAGACTTCATCATTGCCGGCGCCGGTCGGGATTGCCACGTAGGGCAGGTTCAGCATTTGCACGCCGTCCTGATCAGCATAGGTCGGGTTGCTGATGTCCACCTTGGGCGCCACCAGCGAGACCCTATTGCCAGCGGTTGTGCCATGCAGCAGCGTCAGCACGCCGGTGGTGTCGTTGTTGGCAATGGCGAAATAGTCCTTCGTGGCGATCGGCACAGCTTCGATCATGCACTCGCCGGATGGCGCCCGGTTGGTAATCATGATCTCCTTCGTGCAGCCAACCAGCTCGCGGTAGACCAGCTCGTTGGCCATGTCAAGGCTGAGCGACTGCAGGCAGCCGGCATAGCTCAGGAAGCTGAACGTGCTGCTGTTGCCCGGCTTGAAGATCAACGGGTCAGCCTGTGCGGTATATGTGCTGGCTGGCGCCGCCGTGTCAGTCGGCGCGTTGTAGATCCCGGTGAACTCGAAATCGATCGTCGGGATTGCTCCCACCTCAGCGCTCAGCGAGAATGTGCCGCGGCAGCCGGTGGCCTTATGCAGCACGCCATCATTGTTGTAGTAGATGGTGACGCTGTCGAAGCTGCTGCTGACTGGCTTGT